CCCCCGATTTAATCGCACTGATATCTCTCGCAAGTTTCGGAATATTCACGGCGAGAGATTCAATCGCAATCTTATTCAGTTCTTTGAGAGAAAAAGAGGCTGCGCGAATTCGGTCAATTTCCATTTTGATTTGCTTGGCCGCTTCATAATCTTCTGCTTGAATTGCGAGGACCTTGCGCGCCTCTAATTTATCCAATCGCGCCAATGGCGCCTCCATTTCGTCGATAGTTGCGCGAAGCTTCTTGGCAGTATCATAATCCTCCTCCGCGATTGCGATACGCTTTGCTTGGTGTAATTCTTTCAACTTGGCAGCGTGAAGGGATGGAATGGTTGCCGAGAGATTTTTGAGGATTCTCTCGAATACATGCTTGATTTCCTCAGGAGTTACATTTTCAGGGATTCCGTCGAACAAACCTTCTTCCGCTAATAATGACCAAAGAAGTTCTTTGTTTTCTTGAGATACGAGAGATGACATTATAGTAATCAATTATATAGACACACTACTCTGGGTTTATATAATTTATGATAACACGCCACCGTTGAATTCCCACCCGAAGGGTCGACGGACCCAACGCTGCTCTAAAACTTTGTAGTTGGTGTCGGTACATTTTCATCCACATTGAAGAACCTCCTTCTAAAACGTTGCATATACTTGTCTGTCAGTATCTTCTTCTTATCCAGGAAATCATGCACGGTCATTTTTCCAAGAAGCATATGAATTATCATAAAGATAGAATACACACCACATTCTGTATTTTTTTTTTGATGATGGATATCATTAATATACTCCTTGAATTCGATTCCGTTGGCCGCTCCCTGTTTGCAAACCATTTTCATAAATGCCCGTATCCGACGTTGAGGTGGGTCGCCTGTGCTATCAAAAAAGAATATAACCTTCGCGCGAACATCAATAAACATAGACACCCAATGTTCTCCTGGTTTGTCGTGTGGGTCGGTATTGAAAACAATCCCAATTTTCGGTTTTCCATTTCGCACGTGTTTCATTATATCAAAATTACACAATTCGTTCCAGACACACTCACCATCTTCCAGGATTTCATCATAATCCATTGGCGATGGACCAATAAAAATAAATGATGGAATCGCGTGTTCGTATTGCTTGAGTGAATTGGCAATGTCAACACTCGAGAGCCATTCGTGAATATTCTTCTTCCATTGTTTTGGCGCTTGCGGTGCGAATGTATATTGTTCCATTTCGCGGTCCACCCCGGAAGATGCGAAACTTTGACGGAGCCAGCACGCTTCTTGATGACATACTCGGTTCATATTGTTTTTTAGCGCCGTCCATATCGCGCGAGGGTCAGTTTCGTGGATTTTTTGGTCAGGGTGTCGCTTATTCCAAAGTATTTTCAGTTTATCGAGAGATTTGGATGAATAACACGAGAAATCCTTTGTTTCGTTGATGTCAGGGTTGCTCTGGTCTCTCGGCGCGCAAGCAACCGATTTAAATAATTCATTTTGTTTTCCTTTCCCGCCAACTATTTCTTCATTATTCATTATATTTTCATAATTCATTTGTTTGAATACTAAACTTATACTATTATATCATAAAAAATTGAAATAAAACAATCTCAATTCATCTCACGCATCGTTCTTTATTGTATCACTATGGTTGTAAGAACCCGTTCGTATTATTCCAAGAACAAACAATTTCAAACCTCATCATTGAAGGATGCGTCCATTCGAACCTATAAAATATATACACCCCAGCGAAGAATCGTATCGACGATGGAGGTCGACCTTCCTTCTGAATCAAATTCTCAAGATACAATGGTCGATGCGACAAATATAATCATATCATTACAATCGGATAGACAATTCGAGGACAACCAACAATCCCACTTGATGACCGAAGAAGACAACTATTCTGAACCGGAAGAAACAACACACGAAGATAATAATGAATCGAACGGTTTCTCCGACCACGTATGTATTAACCCAATGACGCCTATCCAGAAATATATCTACCGTATCGACGTGTATAATTCCGAGCAAACACTTCATTACAAGACAGCATATGTCATGTATAACAAAGAATCCAGAATGTATACCCTTTACGCCATTGTTTCAAATGTATATCATAATGAAGAAGAAAATACGGCGACGACCACGACCACGACCACGACCACGACCACGACGACTTCCCTTGGCGGTGGAACTAGGTTGCCAACTCCAAAAAATACCATTCAAATGAAATATATGTCCTATGACCGTGAACTGATTTTGAATTTCATTATGACAGTCATTGTTCCATCGCTAGAATACGACTATTATATCAAAGATGAGATTTTAGGTGTCATTGGTTCACAAAAAGATGTCGATGATACATACGACGACGACACTTCATTCTATGATATTGACAATCTGATAAATGACCGAACGACAAAGGAAACAATAAATGGATACAATGCCTTTACGCTAATTCCAACACGCAACTTCTGGTATATTCCAAACACTACGGTTGACTTTAGAGTGAATTCTCAATGTCGTTATACAATGAATGCGGCTGACTCGGTCCTTACGATACTATAGTTATGATTCGTTTGGATGGTAGTCTGTCTTCGGAACTATGAGTGATGACGCCTTCTGTAATATTTCATTGTTATAATCTCTCACTTTTGGTAATCGCGCTTTTATTTTTTCAGATGTATTCTCTTCCGATGGACAGATGACAATAAAATCGTCCATTGTTTTTTTGCGTATACACATCTTATTCGCAAATGCAACAATAGATGATGCGGTCATCGTAGGTGTAGTCGACGGTGGCGGTTCAGGGGATGGCGACGAAGACCGAGCAGGAGGACACGGCGGCGACGGCGACGGCGACGGCGACGGCGACGGCAACTTAGGCAATACGGTTTGACTCGTTATATCCCGAATTTCACTACGCGTATCTTCTTGAACCATATCTGTTATGTCATTCCATTTCAAATATTCAATACACGACCTCAAATAATCGTGATGCGCCCGATTCATTTCGTCGTTTTCACATTCTTCTTCAAACAATCCTCTCGTCATCGCAATAATTCGTTCTTTATAATACATTTTTTCAGTATGATACATTTCAGCAAGAGACCCATTTATATTGGCCATCGTCTTTTTACACTTGTCATAACGGTTTCGATTCGCCATAACACTCAGCGTTAGTTCATTAATTTCATTCCATTCATCCACTCCACGATTGAGTTGTGTGCTTTCAGCCATTTTAATGCGCTGTTATATGTTATAATAGAACAATAATTTGGCATATATTGTTCTATACTCGTCTTGGTTTTATGTTTGCTTTCGTATGTCGCCACTATTTCCGGCTACGCATTGTCAACATTTCCTTCGCATTTGACGACGCCGTCGCACGCGGAATATGGGTTGGAAATGTATAAGTGGTTTGTGGGTTCATCGTCTCTGTCCTAGACCTCCCAACACTGAACCCTTCCTCAATATGCGCAAGATGTTCTCGTTGTTCCTTTTCTTTCTCTTTTTTCTTCAATTGTTCTTCTGGTATATAATTAGTATTCGGTTCAACGACGGGTCCTCCTTCTCCTGTGCAAAATCCATCATATGTGCAGTTTAACGTACGAAGTTGGAATCGCGTCGAATTATCAAAGGTCAGTTTGCCTAAATTATTGGGGTTCGGATTCATTGGCGCGAAATGAGAGGCGCCATTATCAAATAAATATGGATTGGGTTGAACTACTTCACGCGCGTCAACTTCAACGTGGTAGAGATCGCTCGTAGAGTTTGGAACATATAATGCGCGGTCATTTCGTTGGAGAGCGAAGAATTGATTTCGTAAAGATGATTCTACATTTACGCGTTCAGCCCATCCTCGCCACGGTGCTTTCGCATTTCCGGGATTGAACACACTTTCGGTAGTGAATTGCTGATAAGATTGAATCGGAACTGTTGACACCGGACGCGTTTCTAAAATCGGCATCATCGCATATTTGGAAGAAATCGGACGAACATTAAATGCCGGAGGTAGTGCAGTAGACGGTATGTTTCTATCGGAAATACGTTGATTGATTTCGCCAAGACGGTCGTGATGATTCGAATATGCTCCATTGATAACACCGTAAAATTCCATTATGATGGGTGATATATACTTATTGTATAATGTGAAAATAATAACATATAAACACATTATGATATGTCAGTATATCTAGTTTTCATTCGTTTGTTCTAGATTCATATGTGCGGTATTTTCTATTTTCAAACGGTGGCGCGACTAGCGCTTGCTCAACTCAAGACGCTACAAGAATCATTTATACAATCGTCGCATCGTGGTCCTGATATGTCCGTTTTTCTAAAAGATGATATGCGTGCGTGGGGGTTTCATCGCCTCTCCATCAATGGAATGGATAATGCGGCCAACCAACCGTTTTATCTTAAAAAATGTCGACTCATTTGTAATGGTGAAATTTATAATTTCAAAAGTCTGATAACCGAGTTCGGTTTGGAAGATGAGTATCAAAGTGGTTCCGATTGCGAAATCATTATTCATCTCTACCGAAAATTGGGGTTTCACGAAATGGTTCGTCGCCTTGATGGTGTGTTTGGTTTCGTATTACACGATTATGAAAATGGGAATACATATGTTGCAAGAGACCCTGTAGGTGTGCGGTCATTGTTTATCGGTGTATCGCGACACGACGGTGCTTTTGGGGGCGAGTATTCTGATTTGACTTGTGTGTCGCTAAATCCAGACCATTACGGGTTTTGCGTCGCAAGTGAATTAAAAACGATACACATATTGACTGATACAGTGGTTCAATTTCCAGCAGGAAGTTATATGGAATACTCTGAAGACGACCATCGCGCTATTTTTCGAACCTATTATGATTATGCGTATCTCTCATATTCGTGTGGAGAAATTATAATGAAAAACAATACCGCGTCTTTCTTTGAAACACAATTGAAGGAGATACGGGTGGATTATTCCTATCCGATTATGGAAATACCCGAAGGTGGCGAAGGTGGCGAAGGTGGCGAAGGTGGCGAAGGTGGCGAAGGTGGCGAAGGTGGCGAAGATGTCGTATGTGCGAATATTCGTGAACTCTTTACAAAGGCAGTGGTCAAACGTCTGATGAGTGAGAGACCAGTTGGATGTCTTCTCTCTGGTGGGTTGGATAGTTCTCTCGTAACTGCGATTGTTGCGAGAGAATTGAGAAAGACATCACCTGATACGGTTTTAAATACATATAGTATCGGATTACAAGGGTCGGTGGATTTAAAGTGGGCGAGACGTGTTGCCGAGCATCTGGGAACGTGTCATCACGAAGTTGCTCTTACAGAAAATGACTTTCTTCATTCCATTTACGAGACCATTTATCAGACCGAGAGTTATTGTACGACGACCATTCGGGCTTCTGTTGGAAATTATCTCATTAGTAAATACATCCAACAACAGAGTGATGATGTCGTCATTTATTGCGGTGATATGTCAGATGAAATCTTTGGTTCATATCGCGGGTTTCTCAAAGCGCCAAGCGACGCGGATTTCCACCGTGAAAACGAACGAATGATACGGGATGTTCGGTTCTTTGACTTATTGCGTTCAGATAAAAGCATTAGTGGTGCGGGATTAGAAGCGCGCGTTCCTTTCGCAGATAAAGATTTTCTTACATATGTTATGACAATTCCGCCACGTATGAAACGGTTCACCGATGAAAAAATGGAAAAGTATCTTCTTCGTCGCGCATTCCAAGGTGAAAATGGACTCTTACCAGATGACGTTCTTTGGAGAAGAAAAGAAGCGTTTAGTGATGGAGTAAGTTCTGCTGATGGTGGACGAACGTGGGTACAAATGCTGAAAGAATACGCAGACCGTGTCATTTCAGATACAGAGTTTGAGAATAAAGGACATCATTTATTTTCACTTCATAATCCTCCTTATGACAAAGAGAGTTTCTATTATCGTCGTATATTTGAGAATATTTATGAAGGTCGCGGAAATACAATCCCTTATTACTGGAGACACCCTTTTTGTGAAGGCGTGCTTGACCCAAGTGCGCGTTTGTTATCATTTTATACTGCCGAATAGCATTTATTATTATTATATCTATATAATACAATATTATATCCGTAATATACTGTATTATATCTGTAGTATACTGTATTGAAATATGAACGTCATCAAAACAACCGCGGAGGATTTGGTGGTTTCTATCATTACTTATCTACGCGACTTATTGTCTCCATTATTCAAAAAAATTTCGATATATTATGATTATTTGGACTATTTCATTTATGGAACTTATACGGTTGTAATGCTCGGGTTTTATTCCGTATTACCTGGGTATATCCCGTTATTGCGAAACATATTATTATATTCAGCAGTTCTTATACTTCTCATTCGTTTCAATACCATTTCTTGGACGAATCCAAAATTCGCGCTCTTTGGTGGAAACAAATTTAGTGAATTCGACCGAAGTCTTATCTTGTATCTGTGCGTTTTCATATTGATTACCCATTTTGTATCAGATACTCTTATCGAATATACGCAGAAGAAGTTCCAACAAAATATACTACAACCGGTTATGCAGTTTGGCGACAGTCGAACGCGTTAGTTATGCTTTGTCATAAAATTGAAATTGTTTTTTTGTTGATTAAGTATACGATTGAAAATCAATAACAAATGTCATCGAATCAAAATGGAATCATCGCAGAAACTCGTGAAAAAATCCAAAATGAATTGGATACATTGATGAGTGTATTAGAGGATATTCAAGGTATCATTCCGGAGGGCGCGTATTTACGTGGAATGAACGCACTTGGTGCGTTGCATCGACACAAACAGAGTGCGTTGACCTCAATTCGCCCTGGAGCAATACTACAATGCTGGAAGACCATAGAGGAGATTGAAGAGGAGGATGAAGAACTGTATTGTGAAATTATGGAGGTTGCAGATGAAATTGTTGGTGAACTTTGTGGCGAAGATTCGAGTATCTATAGCGACGAGATATACAATCTCGTTCATCGTGGAGTCGAAGATGATGTATTTCAAGCACTCGTGAATTATAAACCAGAAGAAGGAAATGCTGGATATGAGACGAGTCCGATGGTTCTTCATCACGCGATTCAAATGATTATGACACGTATATTCAATGATACCTATCACGAATTGGAAATTGTGCGACCCGTGAGTTGTTCGTGTGGATGGCGTGGCGCACAAGGAAACTGGGACAGACACTGCAACAATATACGTCATCAGCGTTGGGCAAATGTTCAAAGAGAAAAGAATTTCCAAACTGCGTTGGAACTCGCGAGAGCGCGTATTGTTTCGCGACGTGAAAATGGAATCGTATTCATTGATGAAATACACGAAACACCTGCTGTGAAAGTTGCGAGAGAAGAAGTGATTGCCGCCGCAGAATCACGCGGAGACCGAGTAATCTATATCAATCCAAACGGCGAAATGTCCTGGTTTCATTAACGATTGCGAACTGTCTTATTTCGCATATTTTTTATTGCGGTGGATTTATCAACAAACACGACCTGCCCTTGATTTGTTGTTGATGTCGAGAGAAGATTTCGATTCGTTTTTTTAGAGTTGCGGCGATGTTTTTGGGTGCGTGTAGTTCCCGAGAATACTGCCGACGCCGACGCCGACGCCGAAACACCATCGCGAAAAAAAAGTTGAAGGTGATATAAAATATATTTGCTGATAATTTCATCAATCTCGCGCGGGTTAACTTTAGATTGGTGCGACTTTGCGTCATATTTCGCCAAATTCGCATATTTCATAAACATATTATGGATTTCAATCGAAATAATTTGTCTTTTCGCAGTAGATGATGAAATAGATGTTGTAGATGGAACAAATATCTTGTCAAATACGTCTCGAAATAATGCGCTATTCAGGAAACGAATCACAAATATTTCAAAGGGAATATATGAATAATAGGGTTGTAGTTTGATATAATAAACACGTTCATCTACCATTTTAGGATGTTGAAGGTCGTCCAGGAAACATATTTCTATATCTCGCGGGAGACGTCCGCATCGTATGAAATCACTCACCGTTTTTTCATTGGTCGTTCGTTGTGGATGTGTTATCGATTCGGTAGTAGGATTGGTATTTGGTTTAATTGTATGGTCAAAAAGAGGCGCAATGATGGCGAGACCATTTAGATTCGCGTCATTTTGTTTGGCGGTCAAACGTAGTTTTGTTTCAAAATATTCCCGAATACACGATATCCATTTCGATGGCCCTGTATTGTTCGTGTATATCATAACTTTACTACAGACTCCTGTGTTCTTTTTTTTACGGATATACTCTAAGATGCGAACCATACTTGGGCGTATGATTTCTGGATATAAATCAACTAAATCATTGAAATATTGATACACGATGTCTGGTTTATTAAAATAGTCTTCTAATACGTGACTGAAGATAGAGAATTGGGAAAAATTGCCGAGTGTTTCATCGATATCGAACACTACGACTTTTTGTTTCATTCTGTTATATTTTATCTATATTCTTTTTATTTGTTTACTATAGAACGGACGAATAAACTCGAGAGTGAGAGGCGACGTTATGCGAGCAAGTGTAAAATATACCGACAATGATATTGATGACGATATGAAACTAACGCGTCAGGATTATATTAAAATTATTCATCATTATCAACCACGTAGACGTGGAGATAAAGGTAAAATTACATTATCGTCCGTTAAGGAACGCGCACAACATATCCTTGCTGGTAAGTTATGTAAATGTATCAAAACAAATGGCGCGCGCGCAGAGACACGACGTCTCGGGATATGCTCGAATGCCATATTTAATCGTCGTGGGTTAAGACAACACGGGTTTCGGTGTAAAACGAAGCGTGGAACATTACGTCCGAGACTTACGCGTGATATAACAAAAACAGCGCGGCGTTTGACTATTCAGCAGTAATATCTTCGTCGTTACTTTGAATATATTCAACTACACTCAATATGAGAAGTTCCTCTTGACTCAATCGCTGAAACATAATATTGGATTCAAAACGAATATTGAATATGAATCGTTTAATATTTCGAATCGTAATTAAATGCGTTCCATCTTCTTTGTTTTCCTGAACCTTGAATAATGTTCCACCTAGTGTTAAATATGGTCGCGCTTCCAATGAACGTAGTGGAATCCAACGAATAAGTTGGCAATGTTTGAGGTCGTATGGATTTTCAATGACGCGATACATCGCGAGTTTACGCTCGAACTCGGCCAGTTTCTCTGGTGTCAAATGTAAGGATGAAAGAATTTCGTGGCGTTTTGCGTCAATCTCTCTTTTACTTGTATTCGCAATCGTGTTATTCTCTGCCTTATTCATCGCAGATAATATCGCATTTACATCCAGCGGAAATGTTGGTTCATCTATCACGGATTGGATAAGATCTTCATCCGAATCTACGGCGTAATCCGTATCTTTTACGCTGGGATGATAATTATCGGTTTCAACGCCGCTATCGCTAGTGTATTCGTCGTCGTCGTCGTCGTCGTCGTCGTCCAATGGTTCTTCGTCGGGGTCCTCGTATTCTTGTTTATTCTTTAATAATAAACCAGTATTCAGTTCTGTTTCATCATCAGATTTACATCCCTTGCGTGAGGCAGACCTGGACCGCGACCGCGACCGTCCTTTTACAGATGGTCTCATAAATTCCAAGTCAACGACTACGGTTTTCTTCATCATATAATACATTATAATAAAATGTATTTATTATACATAACAACACATTGTGAAATGATTCAAGAACCGCAACCGCAGAGAGCAACAGTGATCGCCACAGTGCCAGCGACGAAATCTACATCAGCATTGTCGCGTCCAATGGTCGGTGCACATATCGCCCGTAATACACAACCGCCAACCCAGTATCTTGGCCCAGGACGAGGGTATTCCACATATTACCCTATGTTGTTCTAATCTACGTGTCGCATATGGCGATGGCGCGCGAGACTGACCGACGCGTTTTTTGAGCACATTTTATAAGACGAGACCAATCTTCACACCATATGTTGCCATTATCTTATGGATTTTTGAAACGTCAGTGTGGCGGAAAACGGCGAAAAATGGTGCCGAATCAGGTTTTCCGAGGTCGCCTTACTGACATTCCCGCAGATTGTTGCCATAAAATGCTTAAAAATCGCGAAATATGGTCTCGTCAGGCAAAAAATGCGCGAAAATCGCGTTTTAAAAGTAAAACGGGCTACCCCGGATTTGGACATTTTTGAAATTTGACCATTTTACCCCAATGGCGTTAGCGGGAGAAGTAGTCGGTGTGGTTCATAAGACGACACTGATTATGGTGCCAATGTTGCCAAAATCTCATAAATGTCAAAATGCATTTTTTGACAAAATCAGACAAAATCAGACAAAATCAGACAAGTGTTTGAGACGATGATGTTCGAAAATTGATAAGATTTTGGCAACATTTAGACCAATCGATGGTGCGAATGTTGCCAAACCCCTGGGGTAAAATGAACAAGTCAGTGTGCCGGACGGGCACTTATTCCAAACCTATAATAAATATATCCAATCTATTATATTATACATCCGTGTCTTTTCAGAGTGTGAGAAATGCCAAGAAAGGATATCAACTATTCAAATACTATCATTTATCAAATTACTTGTAAAAACAAGAATGTTTCAGACGCGTATATTTCGTATACAACCAATCTTACGCAACGAAAGTATAAACATAAGCGTGAAAGTTTGGATTTATCCGTGAAATCACGATTATATGATTCGATTCGAAAGAATGGTGGTTGGGAAAATTGGAACTGTGTCATTTTGGAAGAATGTGTTTGTAAAAATGAATATCTCGCCAAAGAACGGATGAACTTTTATATCTTGAAAAATAAACCGAAATTGAACGATGAAAATTTGGATGATTTGTTGTTTCAATATGAAGCATTGAACTCTAGCAATTACGAGAATATTGAAAATGACGAAAGTATCGAGAATGTCGAAAATACGATTGAGACCGATGATAAAGAAGACGGAAAGTATATTTGCCAATGTAAAAAAACCTACAACCACCGTTCAAGTTATTATAAACATACGACGACGTGTCTACAATTTCAACATCGGCATAAGAACGATATTTCGATGAATACGTTGACGATGTCGTTTACAACGACGACGACTGTCTCTGCGACCATTGCGCAACAACAACCGCGCAGAGATGTCATTCCCGTTCCAGCCATTACGGCGAATTTGTCTACTGAACGAATTGACAACGACGACAACGACAACGACAACGACAACGTTCCGATAGTGTGTCGTCGTTTTAAACCGAGAAAAATTGCCAGTAAAGTTGTTGATAACGAAGTGTTTCATTATTCAGATAACCCCGATTTTGAAATCGAGTCCGAGTCCGCGGATTCAATCCATCACGCCGATAGCGATGACGGCGTTTCCGACAGCGCCGATAGCGCCGATAGCGACGACAGTGTCTCCGACATTGATGATGACGTCAGTCAGAGCGACTGTTCAAGTGAAATGACAAATGTATCTGATATAATCACCGCGCAAAATGATAAACTCCGTAATTATATACGTAAAATGATTTCGGCTCTTTCCGGGGCAAATGGAAAGAAACGAAATAAAAAGTCAATTCTCGATTCTCTCGTATACGAGTTATTGGACCAGAATAAAACGCTACAAAAGCAATTGGTGGAGTTGAGTAAGGAACGCAATATTATTGTCAATAATACCAACAACAATCAGTTCAATCTGAACTTTTTCTTAAATGAACAATGTAAGAATGCGGTGAATTTCACGGACTTCATCAATTCTCTCGAAATCACGATGGATGATTTGACGTATACGCGCAACCAAGGGTTGGTGGAAGGAATCAGTAAAGTGATGATTGATGGATTAAAACAATTGGATTTGTATAAGCGCCCGATTCATTGCACGGACCAGAAACGTGACGTCATTTATTTACACGATGAAAAACAATGGGCGAGAGATGAGGGAAATGCGCGGATGCGTCAGGCTTTCATCGATATCGCCAATAAAGAGTATTTCGCGGTGAAAAAGTGGATGGATTTACATCCGGGGTGGGAGACGAATCAGCGCCTCCAAGAGTTTCATCATAAGATGCTTGGAAATGTCCTTCACGAAATCAAGGATGACCCGATTGGTGAACGTAAGATTATGAAAAGTGTTGCGCGAGAGGTGTTGATAGAGAAGTGAATATTGTGGTTATGGATATTATTTATGGTTATTATATATTAAAATGAAATCAAAAACGAATAGAAGGTCCAAGCGCGTTAAAAATACGCGGCGGAATAGGCGTTCTAGACGGACGCAAAGGGGGGGGGGGAAATTCGGTGATACTATAAGGGAACGCGAAAGAAGGTTGAAAGAATGTGAACAAAAATGTTATAGAGATAATCCAGACCCATTATTCACTTACAATAAGAAACACACAACGCCAAACGGATGGTATATAAACACTGATTATTTCTGGGGGGGAACATCAAGTCATACAATAAAAAATATATCACTTGATATTGGCATAAACCAATATAACCCGTTATATAAGAACTATTTAGAGATATTAGACGAACTACCAGACCCAAGAAAAATATATATAACCGATGAAATGGTTAAAAATCACGAATGGAAATTGACATATAACCCCCAAGTTGAACAACTTGAATGGGAAAATCAAAAAGACAAGATGAAACAACAATTTGTTATAGCTTCGCCCCTGAATATAGGCGACCAAATGGCAAAAGAACGTACATAATCTATATAAACATAACCAGATTCGTCTATGTTTATATGACACAACACACGACTCTAAAACTTCGTCCCGATGACCTCATTCGCGGCCATTGGTTCAAATGACATCATTCCACCGGGCATACCACCGCCAACATTTTGCGCGTAAGTGCTGTTGAAGTTTTGTTGTTGCTGAGATGCTTGAGACAGACCATAGTCTGCTGTGCCGGTATTACGGTTAGAAGTGAGAACTGGGTTGGGAGGTGCCATTCCACCACCAATCATTCCACCTGGAACACCGCCTGCGTATGGCTGGGAAAGGGGTTGCGTTATGCGAACTGCGCCACCACTGCCACCGGCGCCACCTTGTCCGCCTTGCGCTCCACTACCACCAGCAGTTCCGTTATAACTTGTCTCGCCACCGAGTAGGTCAATGGTTCGGTCCACGATAATCTGAACCTTTTCACCCAATTTGGTCTTGATACTCAAGAGAATCATCAAAATGCCTAAAATTGTAGTCGTAAAGTTGAACTCGCTATATCTGTATCCGGAGTAGGTTGGAACATACGTTATTAACCGATGGATAAAGTAGATGAAGACAAACATAAAGATAATTTGTCCGATGATTTCTACTAAAATCATTAAGGTTGCCTTGTGATCATCGGGTTCGGGGACATACGTGCGAACCAAATAGAGCATAACCAAAATAGGAACGAACCCAATGATAGTATACTGGACGATATTCAACAAAACACCCTGTTGTTGTTCGTCTAAACGAAACACGTGATCTACAAATGAACTTCCGCGTTTCGTTCCCTCTTTTACCGTTTCTTCAAATGCCTCCATTGTTGGGTATATATACAGAGAATATTAAAATGGAATGAATGAAATGAATGAAATGAATGAAATGAATGAAATGAATGAAATAAATGAAATAAATGAAATGAATGAATTGTATTAAACACAAATTACTTTTATACTCTATATATCCACATCGAAATTCATATAACAATGCTCCGTCGATTTGCCAGAATTAATAGTGTTCCTCATTATCGGGCTGAAACTACAGGTCTGACCCAATATAGTATTATAAGCACAACTCCTACACCGGTTCCTGTAGATACGCCGGATAATGATGATGTTACATCCACAGCCATCACTGCGTCTCAAATGCCGAAACCCACCTTTTTCATCCACCCACACAGTGAATACCAATACCTAAATCTTATTCACGATATCATCGAACAAAACAATGAATATATTGGTCGCAACGGTAGAACCATTTCTATATTCGGCGCTGGAATGGTATTTTCATTGGAACAAGGATGGTTCCCCCTTCTTACTACGAAACAAATGGCCTGGAAAACGTGTCTCAAAGAACTTCTCTGGTTCATTCAAGGAAAAACGGACAACCGCATTTTACAATCGGCCGGCGTTCATATTTGGGATGATAATGCGTCTCACGAATTTATGGAATCGCGTGGTCTCGCGCACTACGCCGAAGGCGACCTCGGACCCATCTATGGTCATCAATGGCGACACTTCAATGCGAAATATGATACATGTGAGACAGATTATACCGGTCAAGGTGTTGACCAACTCTCTGAAATTATACGCTGTTTAAAAGACCCCGTCGAGAGATTTTCGCGCCGTCTCATTATGTCTGCGTGGAATCCCTGTCAGTTAAACGAAATGGCACTCCCCCCCTGCCACATACTTTGCCAGTTTAATGTCGACAAGCAAAACCGCCTGTCGTGTGCCTTGTATCAACGGAGTGGTGATGTTGGTTTAGGCGTTCCGTTTAATATTGCGTCTTATAGTTTTTTGACTCATCTTCTCGCAAAACATTGCGGATTGGTCGCCCACGAATTCGTATATTATTTAGGGAACGCGCATATTTACGACGACCATATTGACGCATTAAAAGTTCAACTATTGCGTAAACCATTTCCTTTCCCCCGACTTGAAATCGGCGTATTGAGAGATAACATCAATGATTATACATTCTCTGATTTTCACGTTTTGGATTATCAAAGTTATGACGCGATTAAAATGAAAATGCGCAAATAATATAGAAATAATGTGTTATTACACTTTATAATCTTCAAACGACAATACAATAATGAGTGGAAATGCGGCTTTATCTGCTGCACGAAAACGGCGTGCGTCATCAAATCAAATTTCACCGACCAATGGGACTCCAGCATCGCAGTATTATGGTAAACCGACATCTACCGTTCAACAATTAATGAACCAAAAATTTACAATTGAGAATAGTGGCATCCCAGAAAAGGTTATTTATCCGCCGATGAATATTTATGAAAATATAGAATTGATTAAGCGACAGTTGATGGAACGAGCCAAATTAATACAAATGCAAGGTAGCGCACTTCCTGCGGATAAACTTCGAATTCTTCAAAAACAAAACGAAATCCAGACTCAGATTTTAAAACAAAAGATGGCTATTGCTCAACAGATGGAACTTGCGGAGAAAGAACAGCAAGAGTTAGTGTATCGACATTCAGGCGTTGGGGGTGGGTCAGTTCCTGGTTCAACTATGACCCCGGGTCTGCTTCCAGGCGCAAGCATTGCGACACCACCCCCATTTATAGTTCCATCTATCAATGAACCAGAATTCATTTATGAAAAAGGGATACCTCGAAAGAATCCAAAGTATAAAAGTCCAGCAGAGATTGAGGCTTTACGCCAGAGTGCTTTATTAACCGAAACAAATTCAAAAAATATCAATGTAGGACGTAAAACGGCGCTTACCCCATTTGTTACAATTTTATCGGATACAGGTGTTATTCCTCCTCCTGTAGTTGTATTGAAGTCCCACGATACGAAATTACAAGAGCATAACAATGTGTTAAATGATGTTATTCAGCAGTTAGAACAATTACAGATGAAGGTCGCAAATACGAATACGAGGAGTAAAACTGGCGAAAATGCGAGGGTAAAAGAGAAGGAGCGTTCCGACGAAAATGATACGGAAGTAATACAAGAAGAAGATGAAGAAGAAGAGGAATTGCTGATGGATGTTGTGATAAATGATTTAACCAATAGTCGTGAATTTGTAGAAGGGATTGTGGATAAGATTGTTAATGATACCAATCTCTCTGAAGTTATTATGAAAATTGAACCAATCGTGAAAGAAAATCAAGAACTTCGTTCTCTTATTCATTCGCAACAGAAAATGATAAATGAAATGAATACGATGCTTTTACGATTATTGAATACAAGCGTCAAACCCGAATGTTCTACTACTACTACGTGTTTGATGGAAACTGGCGGACATACATACCAAGATGAAGGATTGGATAATGATGGTCTTTATGAAAATGAAATCCACGAACAAGAAGTCGTTTCTGAAATGGAACGTGGTCCTAGTGCCGATGCTGACGCCGACGCCGACGCCGACGCCGACGCCGACGTCCACGATGCCGCCAATCCCGAGTCCGAACGCCCACCTATCGTTATATTACATTCTGACTCTCAAGAAATTGAAAATGAAGAGTCTTCGGAGATAAACGACACCGAACATGTCGCAAATGATGAAGAAACACAACCCATTGCGCTATCCCAAGACGATGATTATGACAGACCTCATTTTCCAGAACATATTTCATTACTCATTCGTGAACTCCCAAGTGCGTAAATAAAAAGAAGTATAAATATGAATATCTAGTAATATTCATACTTACAATGTTAATTCTATCTATTTTTATTTTCTGTATCGTATTATTTCTTTATTTACATATTCACTTTCATCAGAAACGAAGTAATGATTTAGAAGTCTATGAAATAGACCAACCATCAAAACAACGTTTAGAAGAAGTATGTGATATACGACAACCGACAACATTTGAATATTATAACGACCAATTATTAACTCAACTATCGTATCAAACAATACATACGAATTATCGTGCATTTGATATAAACATTCGTGATGTATCTAAGAGACCACCCTCTCAAACCACTTGTGAAGAACCAGTTAAAACACAGCAAAAAGGAACCGAACAAGAAACGGTTCTGTATATTCCTGTTACATTCAAAATCGCACACGAAGTGCTTAAAAAAGACACCGAGCAAAAGTATATTAGTGAAAATAATATAGATTTCATCGATGAAACAGGACTTATCAAATTGTTTCAATTAAATGATGAATTTCTACGACCGTATATGGTATCTAAATGTATGTATGATATTATGATGGCGTCTGAAAAAACAACAACACCACTTCGTTATGAAGTAAATTATCGTAACTATTTCCTTGTTTCGCAAGGAAGTATTCGAATCCTATTAATTCCGCCCAAAGATACGCGGTATCTATATCCCATCAATGATTATGATATATTAGAATTTCGTTCTCCAGTGAATCCGTGGAAGGTTCAACCGGAGTATCAAGATGATTTCGATAAAATCAAAACACTTGAAGTTGAATTATTCCAAGGTATGGTTATGTTTATTCCAGCATACTGGTGGTATAGTATCCAATTTATTAGCGCGGAAACAAGTGTATGTACCTTTAAATATCGCACACATATGAATACGCTATCGATAGCACCTCAACTTTTTTTGAATATTCTTCAAAATATGAATATTAAACGTGATACACTAGAAAAGCGGGCAATTGTGAAAACTCAATTTCAACGCTCCGTAACTAATGATGCGAGTTCGATTGTCACGGTTGGCAACACGGTTGGCAACACCGAGACTACCGTAATAACAGAATACACACCATCTTCAGAAGAACAGTATTTACCAAAATCATTACGAGGAACTGGAATAAATCCATATCGTATAATGAACGCAAATGCGAATAATAACCTAAACGAAGAAACACCTACCAAACCCATCGGCGCAGGAACAATCCTGGAAATAGAACAGCAAACCAGTGCGAAATATATTCCGACAGAACAAGAAGTCGTCGTGGGCGTGGGGGTGACGACAAATGATAACAAAACTGAGAAGGAAAATGTCGTATTGTAAATGATATTTTATCAAGAGGATGTCATCATTTCTTGTAATAACTCACACACTTCGTGTATCGTTATACTATTATCTGTCAATATTTTTGTAAACATTTGATTGAGTTGTTTATGTGATATAACGTCTATCATCAACGTAGAAACATAACCGTTCTTTTCGAAAAAATAGGAAGGATATTTGTAATAATAACTATAGAAATCGTGATAGATATATAAGGTAATAAACGCAAACCCTAATGACCATACATCGTGTTTGAATTGAACTATATTCCAATTATATTTACTATTTGCTGTTATGTCTCGAATATTTTTAAATTCAGGATGACAGTATGGAATCGTTCCACCTGTTCCAACTCCCTTTCCTGGAGTTCCAGACAATCCAAAGTCGATAAGATATACAGTAAAATTTTTACATTTTTCTACGTTATAGTAATTGAAGTCATCGTGTTCTCGAATAAGAATATTGTCTGGTTTAACATCGCCGTGGACGATACCTGCCAAATGGAGTTTGCGTATCAATAAGGCGCATTGATGAAACAAATGAATATAAAATGAATATTGAATATTCGTAAATTGGTTATAGACATAACTTCCAATATTGTCTTTCACCCAATCATATAATTGATAAGTATCCTTCACATAATTTTGAATACTAAATGATATGGTATTCTCCCGTAGAGAATGATATAATGAACGTGAATAATGAGACATTTTTAATAAGTCGGGGTGTTTATCTGCGTTATCATTATATACACATTTACATATATCATTACGTTCACATTCACAGCATTTATTATCAATAGACGACTTTTTGATATTTGTATAGATGAGAAACGGTAAGATAATTTGATTACGATATGTTTTGCTTAAACTAGAATTTGATAGTTTTTTTATTGCTTTATGCTCATTGATAAAACTATAAGGAGAGTCATCAATACGGATAATATAGTTATTATACCGAAAAACACCGAGGCGCCGTTTTGTTTTATTAGAATTATACCTTTTTATCTCGTTGAAGACATTTGAATATTTATCATTTGCAATCATAACATATAACAACCGTAATTTGGTTTTGATGATTTCAGAATGGACTTGTATTTGTTCTTCAAATCGTGGTTCTAATCTCATCATAGATACATCTATGTTTTGATGTCTCATCGATTGAAGTAGTTCTTGAACATCATAATCTTCTTTGATTTCGGATTCATCTATGTCGACACAAAAAAGTGTTTTTATTCGAACGGATTCGGTCGGTTCGGTCGGTACGGTCGGTTCGGTCGGTACGGTCGGTACGGTCGGTTCGTCTGTATTTTCAACGACATCTATGATTTCCGACCCGACGACCATATGATACGAGCGTTTACCTTTACTTTCGGTCTTATTTATTTTAAGTGTTTCTTTTAATCTATTTTTTATTTGCGTGAGATATTTTAACATATATAAAATGTGGGGATATATGTTATTATGTCTATGTTATTATGTCTATGTTATTATGTCTATGTTATTTATTATCCAAATGTGCTTTCCTGGCAATAAGTTATATATAAAAATCCATCAGAATCCTTATGTGTATCATATATGGTTCCAATCATTGACGTGATTGGGAATATTTTATTATGAATAAACATAAACATCGCCTTTTCTGGCGGGAATCGGATACGCTTACGAATGATTTGTTGAAGTTGGGCTAGTGTCAAATCTCTCGGTGTTATATACTTCGTCTTATCGATTGGAAACGAATCTCGGTCGTTTTCGGATGGTTTAATGATAAGAGGAACACGGTCCGGATATTTTTCAAGAATAAGTTGTGATTTTTTTACACGTTCTAAATATTCATTGGATGCCATTAAAGGAGGTTCCTTAGGTGTTGCACCGGTAGATTGTCCTATTCCTGTTGTACTCGATATTCCAGCATATAACGTTTGGGGGCAAGAGTAGGATGTTGTAATTGTATTCATAAAGTGAACAATACTATAACTATTCAGATATTTCTATATAACAATTCGTGAAAATATTATAGTAATTCAATATAATAAATTGAAATTGTTTCGTTTGAATGAAGTATCTCGTATATCAAATTACGCAATGACATCCACATTATCTCACGATATTCGTAAATATACGACTATTATCAAAAAAGAACTACCATCGCTACCATCACAATCGCCATCACCATCCCCATCACCATCCCCATCCCCATCACCATCGCTACCATCGCTACCATCGCTACCATCGCCATCATTACAAGAACATATGTCTCCTGAACAAATACTCGCATTTGATAAATACAAGTCAGGACAGAACGTATTCATAACTGGTCCAGGCGGAACAGGGAAGTCCGCGCTTATCCGAGAGATATACAAATATGCGACTCAACGAGAACATAATATTCAGGTGTGTGCACTTACTGGATGCGCAGCGGTAATGCTTGATTGTAAAGCAAAAACAATTCATTCGTGGGCGGGTATTGGTCTCGCCAATGGCGATATTGACCGAATCGTTCAGCGTGTTGAAAAAAACTTCTTCAAAAAGAAAGATTGGCGGAAGACGCGAACCCTTATTGTCGACGAAGTAAGTATGATGTCAAAACGGTTGTTTGACATCTTAGATATCGTGGGAAAATCAACGCGTAATTGTCATTCCCGTCCTTTCGGGGGAATCCAACTGATATTTTGCGGCGACTTCTATCAGCTTCCACCGGTTGGTATATCCACAGAAGAACCTGACAATGCACGATTCTGTTTTGAAAGCGAAAGTTGGTTCCATACCTTTCCAAAAGAAAATCACATTCAATTGAAGCAAATCTTCCGTCAAAATGACCCCGTATATTGTCAAATCTTGAATCAAGTGCGTGAAGGACGGATTACACGTCGGACGGATGAAATTCTTCGGTCGCGCGTGGGTGTCCTTTTGCCAGATGTATCGGAGGATGGAACTCCACAGACGAAACCCACGATATTATATTCTACACGTTCTCGCGCAGATGATATCAATCGCTTGGAAATGGAGAAACTCACGATTCTTGACCCAGATAGTCCTACGTATACGTATACTCTGAAATTCAATACAGACTTACCGTTGTCTGAAAAGGAAAGACAACTACGCGCATCACAGAGTCAAGAGCGAATTTTATCCGAACTTAACTCTTTGAAGAATAGTATCTTATGTGATGACATAACACATTTACGTGTAGGTTCGCAGGTTATGTGTGTTGTGAATATGGAAGAATCTATAACAACGGCTGCGACACCGATATGCAATGGGAGTCAGGGAATTATTGTACGGATGACGACGTCGACAACAGATTCTTCTGGGTCGTCGACGCCACTACCCGTTGTGCGTTTCAATAATGGACTTGAAATAATTGTGAATTATCATACGTGGTTAAGTGATAATATACCAGGAATTGGAGTTTCCCAAATTCCACTTATTCTATCGTGGGCTATAACGATACATAAAAGTCAAGGAGCAACACTCGAACGATGTATTATTGATATTGGAGACACTGTATTTGAAGCCGGTCAAAGTTATGTTGCACTTTCGCGTATCAAGTCATTAGAAGGGATGAGTATATTGAGTTATGACGTAAGTAAGATACTCGTGAATAAGCGAGTGAAAGCATTTTATGCTGAATTGGAATCTCGAAATCCGTCATCTCCGGAGAAATAAAAACTCCGAAGAAAAAAAAGAAGAAGAGAAAAGAGAAGAGAGAGAGAGAAAAAATTGAAAAGAAAAGAGAAGAAGGAGAAGAAGGAGAGAGA